GATAAATTGGGTGTTTGCGTTGCGGCGCTTGCTCCAGCGTGGTAAGTCGGCCTCATCGAGTTAACGTAAGCCATCAGCCGTCAATCCCCGCCCGTGCTCTGAGCGATTCGATTGCCAGTTCGTTGGCGTGTATTCTCAGCCCGTGGTTCGTGATCAGTTGTCGCAGGTCGGTGTTCTGTTGCCGCACTTCCCTCTTGAGATCATTGATCATCATCATTACGACAAACACGAGTAGTGCTACAAGCGCCGCGCCCAAACCGGACGCCAATGTCCAGCGCATGTTGACGATGTCCGCGGAGTGTTCCTCGGCTATCGACACCGTGGCATACGCAGTCGTCCAGACGATGCCCGCGACTATTAAGGCGATGTGAATCTTGATGTGGATGAGCTTGCGCCAGAGACTCATTGGCCGCTACTCTCGACGTAGAATTTAAAATAGGCCGCCGCGCCGGTAACAATGCTCGCGACAAACGCCGCCTGGGCGTTGCTCATGTCCGGCACGGTCATGGCCCAGGACACCACGTCCCACGTCAGCGCCAGGTAGAAAATGGCGAACAGGCGCGGAAATACCCGGTACTGGCGCAGGACATCACTCACCGCGGCAGAACTCCCGGATCGCGGCGCGGTCCTGGTTGAGTGTGTGGATGTGCATTTGCAGTCCTTTGGCGTAGGCCGCCAGGTCCGCCCAGCTTCGGCCCTCGAACGGTGGCACCACCATTTCTGCGTAGAAAATATCCGCTGGGCATATCCGTTCCGGTGGGGCTTGTACCGTTGCGATGGGGTGCCTCGCGCATGACATCGAGGACAGGGCCAGGGATATGACTATCCATGCACTCGCGCTCGACAACGGTGATTTTAGGGTTGTTTTCGGCATCGCGTAATCTCCGCTGGGTTTGTTTGAGTTTCGACTGTGCCACTCGTACCCGTTTATCTCGCTCGACGACGGCCTGATTCTGCCGAGCCATTTCCTCGGCCATCATCCGCATGGCGGTTTGCTGGGACTGGTTGGCGGCCAGGGCGGTTTCGACATCGGCCTGCAATATTTTATTGTCGGCAACCAAATTTAAAACGTAGGCCAGCGCGGCAATGCCGAGCGTGCCGCCGATGGAAAATACAAACAGTTTGCGCCAGGGGTTGATCATATCTGCAGGATAGCCGCTGGTTGTGCAACGCGCTGCCGCGTGCTTGCACTATTTCAGGTAGTTGTAAACGGTGCGGCGGCTGATGTTGTAGCGGGCGGTGATTTCATTGATGTTGCGGCCGTTGTATTCGGCGCGCACGCGGGCGCGGGTTTCGGCGCGGGTTTGTTCCCGCATGGTGGATTTTCTGACGGTGACGCGCTCGCCGTCGTAGTGGGTGCGCACCTGGTGCTTGAACCATTCGGCGCAGGCGTCTGGCTCGATATCCGGCTGCATACTGAGTATGTATTCGAGCATTTCGCCCAGCGCGTCAACAAAATCGCGATCGTCAGCCGCCATGCATTCCCCCCAACGCTGATGATACAAACCCACCACGCCGACGCGGGCGCCGTCCCGGTTGCCGACTGCGCGGACGCGCGGGATTGACAATGGCGTCGACCTGGTCGTCATCGTCGGCCTGGTCGGCAGCGGCGAACAGGTCGCCCGTCGGCGGTTGAATTTTTTCTTCCAGTTGCTTCCATTGCGACGGCCGCCAGCGGTGCAGGCCCAGGTAGTGATACGCGGCGATTGCGTAGACGCTGCAATCCAGCACTTCGTTGCGCAGGCCGGCGGGCTTGACCCATTCCTGCACCGGGTGTCCTTTGACGTAGCGCGTGGCGAGTTTTTCGGCGGTCAGTTGCTTGTAAAAATCATCGTCTAACTGCTTGCTGAAATGGATGAACCCGTGCGCGTCCGGGTTGGTGATGCGCAGGCGGCTGTAGATTTGGCTTTTGGCGGTATCGGAACCGACCAGCCAGACCTCGGCGCCGTTGGGCAGGGTTTTGCCCTTGATGGATACATCGACTTTGGTCGGCTTGCCGAGTATCGGTTTCCATTTTTGGCTTTGCCCTTTGACGGCGATGATGCCGCGCCGCTTGCGCAGCCGGCAGTAGTCGTAGATGGTTTGGGTGTTGTGGCCGCCGGAATCGATGGCCGTGGCCTTGATCAGCAGTTCGACGCCGCTGGGATGTTTAAACGGCGCGGACAAATAATCATCCAGCGCCTGGCGCGTGGCGATCTCGTCCGGGCTGCCGTAGATGACGCGGTAGTCGATGACGCGGCTGGCGGTTTGGTTGTGGGCGTAAACGACAACCTCGAATCGGTCGGGCTGGGTATCGACGCCGGCGGTCAGCACCAGGTCGCCCATTTGTAACTCGCCCAGCGGGTAGTCCTCGGCGCGGTCGGCCAGGGCGTGCCTGTCGATCTTGTCAGTTTCTTCCTCGAACGGCAACCCTTCGTCGATGTTGGTAAACGTCTTGAGCAGCTCGGCGGATTCTTTCGAGCGCAGGAATTTTTCGACCATCTCGGCCCAGGATCCCCATCCGAGCGGCGAGTAAAGGCTGTTGATGTGGTAGCTGTGGTGTTTGTCGTTCGGTGTGCCTTCGCTGACCCATTCGCCGTTTTCCAGCATCCAGGTTTTGTTGTGTTCGTCGATCAGCGTTCCGCAATGGATGCAGGTATAACGCGCGGTTTCGGGCAGGTGTTCGCCGGCGTCGGTTTTTTCCCAGTGCAGATGCTTGAATTCCAGCCGCTGCTTTTCCTGGCAGTGCGGGCATGGCACATGATAATGGCGCTGGTCGCCCTGCTGGAATTTTCGCCAAATGCGCGATGTCGCGGCATCGGTTGGCGTGCTGATGTTTAGGATTTTTTTGCGGCTGAACGTCTTGGTGCGCTTTTCCGCCAGCTCGACCGGGTCGCCCTCACCGTCTACGTCGTGCGGGTAGGCGTCGACCTCGTCCAGCATCAGATATTTTACCGGCATCGAGCGCAACCCGCTGGCGCTGTTGGCGCCGGTGATAATCATCAGGCCGCCGTCGAACTCTTTGGATAGCGTGGTGTTGCCGCTGTCGCGTGACCTGGCCGGCTTGATGCGGGCAGACAGGCTAGGCATGTCCTCCACCATCGGCGCCAGGCGCTGGCGTGACCAGCGTTTGCCCATGTCGACCGTGGGTTGCACCACCAGGGCCGGCCCGGGCGCGTGGTCGATGATGTAGGCGATCCAGTTATTGCCGGCCTCGGTGCCGCCGACCTGGGCCGATTTCATGAACGTCACGACCTGCACCGGCGAATGTTCGGATAGGTCATCCATCAGCGCGCGAAGGTACGGCGTGCGATCGGTGCGCCAGCGGCCCGGCTCGGCGCTGCTGCGTTGGTTCAATAGCCGGTAGGTATCCGCCCACTCGCTGACCGTCAGCCGTGGCGGCGGCGTCAGGCTATCCATCAATCCGGCGATGTGGGCGGTGGTGATCATTCGGCGGCCATGCTCCCGATATCCTGCGCCTGCTCATCCAGCGCGGCCAGGGCATCGCGCCGGGTGATGTCCAGGCTGGCGTCCTCCCATTCATCCGACGAGGCCAGCGCCTCGATGACATTCGTCAGGCCGTTTTTGATCTCGTCGGTCAGCAACTCATGCACGCGGCCAGGGTCGGTTTCAGCGGCCAGAATCGCGGCCTGGCGGTCGGCAATCGACAGCAGGTTGTTTTTCAGGATGGTTCCGGCGCGGTGCTGGTTGCGGTAGACGACATCAGCGCGGATCAATTCGCCCTTGATCTCCTGAACCTCAAGCTCGGTCTTTTCCGCCTGGGCGGCCGTCAGCCGCGTGCGCTCGGCGTGCTGGTCCGCCGTCGAACGGCGCCCGCTGACGCGCTCCTGCAAATATTTGATATAGGCTGTCACCGCCGGGAACAGCGGATACTCGCCGTGGCTGTCACGCGGCATCACGCCCTCGTCGCGCAATTGCTGCACCCGCCGCGCGGTGATGTTCAGCACGGCCGCCAGCGGGTTGACGTTGACCGTGATGCTGCTGTCAGTCGTATCTATCATTGCATAACCCTATCACTGAAACGAAACTAATAGTAATTTCCTATCTCTAACCAAAATTCGCGGTCGGAATCACCA